CGGATATACTGACGTTAACCCGTTTGAGATAGTAAGAATAGTTTCAGACAAAACGATTGAAGTCAGAGAGATGAAGGCTAAAAAATTACCTTGGAAGCGTGACTTTCATGCTGGTGGGTTCTTCGGTCACACTTCTAATCAGAGAGATCAAAAGTGGGAGATCACTAGCATTGAAGAAGCAACTCCTTTTAGGATTCGTAAGAGCAAGTACGGTAACTGGAAATCTGCTGATGGTAGTCATTTCGGTTTAGCTCGGAAGCCTAGAAAGTTCTACGACTACAACTTCTAACCTAGTATACTAAACGGGGGCGCAAGCCCCCTCAACTAAGAAAGGAAATTGAGATGAAGAAGCACAACGTCAAGGTGGGGATTGTTGATTGTCTAAGTCGTAAGGTGAAAAAGAAAAACAAACAAAACTCAAATAAAAAAATTCGCAGAGCAGGGAAGAAAATAAACTACTAAACAAAAACTAAGAAAGGAAAGTAATATGGAATTTGAAATCACTGCAACCATAACAACCACCCGTGAAATTACTGGCACGATCAATGTAAAGAAGAAAGACTTGGTGGACGCTGGTTACCCGTCGTCAGAAGATGGCGATTCAACGGCGTGGTACGGTTACGTTGCTGAGTTTTTAGAGTCAGAGTTTTCAACTCATGCTCATGATTATTACCCATCTGATATTGTGATTGTTGAAGATGATAACGAAGCACAGGTTGAAGATGTGACAGATATTGATATTAATTGGTAAAACAAAAACTAAGAAAGGAAAGTAATATGAAATTTGAAAAAGTTGATTGGGATCAATTCACAAACACCCAGTTCAGAGGAAAGGTAAAAGCTCGTTACGATAAGTTGCGAGAACTTTTTGGAGACCCAAAGGTTGGGACTTTGTGTGACTATGGCACTCAGGCTGAGTGGTGTCTGTTTTTAGGAGATGATGAAGAACCTGTTCATATCTACGATTGGTACAGTGCGAGTAGCCCACCATGCAACTACGAGTGGCATATCGGGGGATGCAGTTACAAGGCATTGGATCTGGTGAAAGAAGCGTTGGAGGACAGTCATGTATAAGCAACTCAAAGCGTGGCTGATTAGCTGCATCGAAGAACACCGTCTTGCTATGAAGAAAGAGAGAGCGAGAGCTAAGACTAGGAAATACTACCATGCGAATAAGGAAAAGTTTAAAAAGCGCACGAGTAAGTATTACCAAGACAATAAAGAAAAGTTTAAGACTCGGAATAGGCTTTACTACTTAGCAAACAGGGAGAAGCTTTTGGAGTATTCAAAAGAATATTACCTGAAGAACAAGCATCGTAAGAAAGGGGAGGAATAACTTATAGTCTTGTGCAAGTTTGAAATGCGTGGCAAAATTCAATCATGCCAAGAAAAAAACGACAAGGAAGACCTCCGTTTGAGATAAACGATAAAGTTTGTCGGCAGGCTGAGGAGTACGCAGCACAAGGGTTAACGGCTGAACAGATAGCGTTAGCACTAGGGATTGGGGAGTCTACTTTGTATGAAAAACAAGCAGACTTCCCAGAGTTTGCGGAGGCAATAAAAAGAGGCAGAGGTCATGGGATTGTTTCAGTAACTAATGCTTTGTACCAAAAGGCAGTGGTTGATAAAGATAACACGGCTATGATCTTCTATCTCAAGAACCGAGCAGGTTGGGTTGATAAGCAAGAGACTACAACCACGGTAGAACAACGACACATCATCGATTTGTCTAGGATAACAGATGAGCAACTCTCACAACTTGAGTCAGTATTTGAACAATCTGTCATTGCCCCAAATCAGAGCCGAGAAAATGCGGAGGTCATTGAAGGAGTTCACCATGAACTCTTGGCAAACGATTGAGGCAGGACGGCAGTTTCACGATAACTGGCACATAGACGCAGTATCAGAACATCTTCAGGCGGTTGTCGAAGGTGACATCAAACGATTGATCATTAACGTACCACCTCGGCACATGAAGTCTATTTCTGTGGCGGTAGCGTTGCCTGCTTGGACTTGGACTATACAACCTGATAAACGGTTCTTGTTTGCAAGTTACGCAAGCTCGCTTTCCATCAGGGATTCTGTGAAGTGCAGAAGGTTAATTGATTCCAACTGGTACAAACAACACTTTGGGAATTGCTTTGAGTTAACTGGCGACCAGAACCAAAAGCAACGGTTTGAGAACAACAAGACAGGGTACAGGATAGCGACCTCGGTTGATGGTGCATTGACTGGTGAAGGTGGTGACATCATTGTGATTGACGACCCGCACAACGTGAGGGAAGCCGAAAGCTCAACGGTTAGAGAAGGTGTCTTGGAGTGGTGGGATCAAGCAATGCAGACTCGGTTAAACGACCCAAAGACTGGTGCTTTTATTATTATCATGCAACGAGTGCATGAACAGGACTTAACGGGACACATACTGGCAAACGACACAGGGTGGGATCATCTCTGCCTTCCAGCAAGATATGAGCCAGAACATCCAACACCAAGCCAATCTTCCCTTGGGTTTGTAGATCCAAGAACTGAGGATGGCGAATTGTTGTGGTCTAGTCGTATTGATGAGAGAACCTTGTCACAACTGGAAACAAGCCTTGGAACATACGCTTCAGCAGGACAACTGCAACAAAGACCTATGCCAAAAGGAGGCACGATTCTCAAGAGCAAGTGGTGGCAAGAGTGGGATTTGGATCATCTTCCTGAGATTGAATACGTTTTACAAAGTTATGACACCGCATTCTCAACTAAAGAAAAGAGTAGCTATTCTGCCAGAACAACTTGGGGCGTGTTTAAGAAGCATGGTCAGATAAACGCTATCGTGTTAGAGATGTGGTACGACAGGGTCAATTACCCAGAACTCAGACGCTTGGCGCAGGACTCTTACGACGAGTATCAACCTGACGCAGTATTGATCGAAAAGAAAGCAAGCGGTCAATCGTTATTGCAAGATTTGCGTATGGCAGGAATCCCAGTTTTAGAGTATTCACCTGACCGAGACAAAGAAGCTCGCGCTCATGCTTCCAGTGCTTTATTGGAAGATGGAAGGATCTGGTATCCCGCAGACAAACGGTGGGCTAAGGATCTGATTTCTATTTGCGCTGCTTTCCCTACAGGCGATAATGACGATATAGTGGACACCTGCACCCAAGCTTGGTTAAGATTACGCAAAGGCTGGTTCATTACACACAGCGAAGATTACGATGAGGATGATGAGCCTCGTCCACAAAAGGTAGCAATGTATGGCTGAAGTCGAAGAAAATGTCGTCCCATTTGCAGACGGAAGACCTGCTGATGGTCTTCAAGTAGAACCATTTGGAGACTCAGAAGTTTTAATTGGCGACCCAGAACTTGATGTAATGGATGAGCCAACCTCGGATTTTGACGATAACTTAGCTGAAGTTATTGACGAGAAAGAGCTTTTGCGAAAAGCCAACTCTTTAATCACATCGTATGAAACCGATGAATCGGCAAGAAGCGAGTGGCGCACCAGATACGAAGACGGACTCAAGACTTTAGATCCTGATGGCGGGCTTGAAGAATCTGATGATGCAAGAGCATCCAGAGGTTTATCGACTGTTGTACATCCCTTGATAGCAGAAGCTGCGACTCAATTTAACGCTCGCGCAATCACAGAACTTTATCCCAGTGGCGGTCCAGTCAAGACAACCATTGTTGGTGACGCTTCCGAAGAAGTTGAAGAACAAGCACGAAGAGTCCGAGAGTTTATGAATTACCAACTTACGCAGGAAATGCCTGAGTATTTTGCTGATTTAGACCAGATGCTATTCCAACTTCCTTTAGTTGGTCATGCGTTTAAAAAGCTGTACTGGGATGTCAATCTAGGCAGACAGGTCTCTATGTTTGTAAAAGCAGAGGACTTTTGCGTAGCTCCAGAGTCAAAAGACTTGCAGACATCGCTAAGATACACGCACGTTATTCGATTACCGAAGAACGATTACAACCGATATGTCGAAGCAGGGTATTACTTACCCGTACCAACTTACACAGACATTACTGACCCATCAGGCACTGTGACTCAAGATATTGAGGGCGTTGACGAATACAACAATGACGATGACGTTTTAACCTTGCTAGAGATGCACGTTTACGAAACCTTTAACGGCGTTGATGGTATGGGCGACGAAGACAATCTTTCAGATGTTGTTGCTTTACCTTACGTCGTAACTATTGAGATGGGTTCTCAACGAGTGGTTTCTGTTCGACGCAACTGGGATGAGGACGACGAAGACAAGAGAAGGCGCAATTGGTTTGTGTCATATCGCTTTTTACCAAGCGTAGGTTTTTATGGCTTTGGTCTTTACCACATGATTGGTGGGCTAGGCAAAGCAGCGACTGGTGCATTGAGAGCGTTACTTGATTCTGCTGCTTTTGCAAACATGCAAGGCGGGTTCAAGCTTAAAGGTCGTGTTTCTGGCGGTGAGATGGACATCAACCCCGGCGAGTTTGTGGATTTAGACGCTACGGTTGACGATGTAAACAAGGCAATTATGCCACTTCCATTCAAAGAACCCAGTGGCGCATTGTTTAATTTATTGGGTTTGATTGTTGATGCAGGACAACGGTTTGCATCTACCGCAGATTTAAATGTTGGGGACGCAAACCCTAACGCACCAGTTGGCTCAACGGTTGCCTTGATTGAACAAGGAAGCAAAGCGTTTAGTGCAATTCACAAAAGATTGCACAACTCACAAGGGCATGAGTTCAAGTTATTAGCAAAACTTAACTCAGAGAACTTGCCAGAACAGTTTGAATTTTCAACAAACAGTGGCTCAGAAATTATCTACGCAAGAGATTTTGATGATCGAATTGATGTTATCCCAGTCTCTGACCCGAATGTTTTTAGCGCAACCCAGCGTATTGCTCAAGCTCAAGCGGTTCTGGAGATGGCACGTTCTGCTCCAGAGTTGCACGATATGTACGAAGCATACAAAAGAATGTATGAAGCGGTTCGTATCCCAAACATTGATGAGGTTTTAAAAGAGCCAGAAGAAGCAGCAAGGCTAGACCCAATCGACGAAAACATGGCAGTTTTGTACGGCAAACCAATCAAAGCGTTCCCAGAACAAGACCATGAATCGCATATCGCAGTTCACATTCAATTCTTGCAAGACCCATCTTTAGGTGGCAATCCTCAGATAAACAAAGCAATCATGCCAATTATGATGGCACATATCGCAGAACACATTGCGTTACTGTATCGGACTCGGATGCAAGCAGGAATCAACATGGAACTTCCAAACTTGCCAAATCTCAGAGATCCTAAGTTCCGCTTTGAGGACATTGACCCAGAGCTTGATATGCAGATCAGTCAAAGGGCAGCGCAAGTGGTACAACAAGCACCACAGATGAAGCCAATCCCTGCGATGAACATGCAACAAAATCAACAACAAAATCCATTGCAATACGCACAACAACTTGCACAACTAGAAGCTCAGTCTTTGCAAGCTAGGACTCAATCACAGATTAACGCAGACCAAGCTAAGGCACAGAACAACATTCAGATTAAGCAAGCCGAAGCACAACAAGATATGCAGATTGAAGCTGCGAAAGCTAACGCAGAGTTGCAAGCTAAGATTGCGAAGTTACAAGCCGAATTGCAAATTGAAAGAGAAAAGAACCAAGCTAAAATTCAAATGGAACAGCAACAAAACCAAGCTGAACTCCAGATGGAACAACAGAAAAGCCAAATGGAGGCGATGAAAGATGAAAGAGTCAAACATGAGAATGCCTTTAAGAATGGGCGCATTGCCAGATGACATAGAGCAAATGCGAAGAATAAGAGAAGAAAGGCAAAGCGGAAGGGACTTACCTTTAAACATGGGATCTTTGCCTGACGATGCAGGTGGAGATAGAGGCGCAATTAATCAATTAACAGATGAGCAATTGAGAGAGATGGATTCAGGTTCTCCTTTTGTGATGAGAGCAGACAGGCTTTTAAAAATGGGAGTTCCTGTTGACTTAGTCCGAATCGTAGACGAACACTTAGGAGACACTCCGTCTAACAGCGAAGAAGAATTAAGGGCGATAGACCAGATTCTCAATATGTATTCTTACCTGTTAGAAAATGGTTCAGCAGTTCCTAACGAAGAAATGATGAGAATGGAAAGCGGTTCAGCAATTTCTGACGAAGAGATGATGAGAATGAAAGAGCGCACAGAAATGTCCCCGAAAGAAATTCAGCTTCAATACAAAGATTATTCTGGGCTAGAAGATCCAATGGAGAAAGCAGATTAACTTACCTCCAATAAACCCAGCAGCTTTTTCAGGTGGTGTACCAACGCAGCCAATGCCAATGCCTGCACCTCAACCAAGACCTATGCCACCTAGAAGAAGCAACCCGAATCAAGTTGCAGCGAATTACTTGCTACAGAAAATTGCTGATATTAGAAGGCGCACGACAGGAGAAGTTGGCGCATTAACCAGTATGAACTTAGGAGCTTACAATGGCTGAAATTAACGTAGAAAACATTGAAGATTTAAACGCTTTGTTTGAAGAAAAGATGGGATTTCCTGCTGATGCAGAAGGTCTTGAGATGACTGAGGAACAGTTAGTTAACTTTATGTTGCTTTGCCATCAGGCAGAATATGGCATGATGGATGACGATTCTGAAGAAGAGTATGAAGAAATGGATGACGATGGCATGAAAGTTAAAGTCATTAAGCTTCATGGTGGCGATGTTGGTTCTATGATGGACGAACTACTAGGACACAGTTCTTCGAGAATGATGGGAAAGTAGATTGCCCGTCGTCAAAGTAAAAGGCGGTTATCGTTGGGGTAAATCTGGGAAGGTCTATAAACGACGCTCAGATGCCGAGCGACAAGGTAGGGCAATACAAGCTTCTAAAAGCAAAAGGAAGAAATGATGGCGAACAAATCAGTCGAAGCACCCAAAGGTTTTCATTGGATGAAGTCAGGCAAAGGCTACAAGCTAATGAAAGACCCCACTGGTGGATACAAAGCGCATAAAGGCGCAAGCAAGAAAGCGTCTTTTCAGGTACAAGCGGTACATAAAAAATAATGGCTACCTACAAAGGCAAGTCGGTCAAGCTCAACAGCCCAAGGCGAATTGCAAAAGGCGAGACCAGTCATGGCAAAAAGAAATCTGTTGTTTATGTTATGGATGGTGACCGAGTAAAAAGAGTGACGTTCGGCGACCCAAACATGAAGATAAAAAAGAATCAAAAGGGGCGACGAAAGAATTTTAGGGCAAGACACAATTGCGACAACCCCGGTCCTAAAACCAAAGCAAGATACTGGTCTTGCAAAGCGTGGTAACAAATGGCGAAAGCAGCAGTAAAAAAAGTAGCAGCGGCGGAGATACGAGCAGCAAAAAGTTTTCTTGAAAGACGCAAGATATCAAGTAGCGAGTTAAGTCCTAGAAAGTTTGCAAAAGCAGCAAAAGAATTAGACAAGAGTTTTGATGAGGTGCTTCGGTTGCTTGCAATGGAGCTTTCTGGTGGGCAAGTTTAGATGTTAGACGCAGCCACGTTTGGTTATTTGGGTGGTTTGACTGGAAC